CTTCCACTGATGCAGAAGCTGATAAAGGGGGACGTAGTTTCGTACGTTATGAAGGTCGTATGTAATCAAGTACGTTGCCATTGCAGTTCTCCAAACTGGAGTTGCAATCGCCTTGACCAACGACCTTAAGCGGCTCAGAAGAACCGCGCTGCAAAGCGCTGTCCGCCGGCGATTGCCATCGTGGCGGCCATCGGGCCGAGGTCTCTAACCCCTCGGTCCGACTTATCCGGCAAACTATATGAACGATATTCAGAAAAGTCGAATCTTATTTAGGCTGTTTGCTTGATGTATTGCATCGCCAGCGACGAAGAGTAATTCGGAGGTATGAGCGGGGTACTTCCGCTGCTGCCTTTGTCATGAGCAACTAACTCTAGCCGGTTTAGAGGAGCTGCGGCGGGGGGTGTATCCGCCGCAGCGGCATTATTACGCTGGGTTGAGAAGCGAGTGTAAGTTTTTGCTGGTCCGAAACATCACCGATGCCACGGTCACATTCGCAAATGTTTCTCCTGTCCGGGGATCACGCACGGTTTTCGGCTTATGACGTTTGACAGTTAAGCGTCCAAAGTCTCGGAACTCGACAGCTCCATCGTCGATAAGATGTTTTCCTATATGGTCAAAAAAGACGTTGACGATCTTGACACATTCCGCCTTGCTTAAGGCTGGGTGGGCTCGATTGATCTGTTTCGCAATTTCACTCTTCAGCATTCGAGCATCACTTACTCACTCTGTTCGTTGGATCAGGCCTATCATAATGATCGGCGGTGTAGATAGGCGTTATCGGTTGGACCTAGTCCACGGCAGAGGTACCCCGTGGCCAAGACGGAGAAGCAGACATGATAAACGATGAAATCCTGATCGCCGCAGCGATGGAGATCCAGGCGACTTTGGAAACGAAGCTCGGTGACATGTCTACCGAGACGATCGAGCTATCGCGTGCTCAGGCAATCTTGGCGACTGGGATGATTCGTGCGTTGGTCGGGCTGATTTCGGACGACGAGGGTCGCAAGCAGTTAAATTAGCCGCTGCGTTGAGCACGATGGTCGCGTTGGCGCCTTTCCTACAGAATCAAGTTCAGGCTATGTTCTACCTTACGGGGGTAAGGGGGCAAAGTGCAGGAACAATACCGTCTCACGCCAGGAATGAATTCTCGAAAGCTCCAGGTAGTCAGCTTCGTAAAACAGTACATTAGCCGGTGGGGACAATGGCCAAGCTACGGTGAGATTGGCGGGGCGATGGGCATCCACTCATCCACAGCCCGGGATGCGGTAAGACGTGCGGTCAAAGACGGGCTGCTCCATCGCGAGCCGGGATCACGTAAGGGAGTTGCGAGGGCGCCGAGTGCACCGTCACGACTATGTCCAACCGAGGCGGCCGAGATGCTCGAGCGGCTCCGCGAGGCTGGCGTAATTGTGATGGATACAAATGCCAGTTCCGCCACACCCACATTTTACCCACTGCCGATCTCGCCTCCTTTTAGGCATTTGCCCGACATCGAATAGTCGGGGCGAACATGATCGACGTTGCGCAGTACAAGGCAGAAATTGCGGCGATCCCGGGCGACAGCCTGATCATCCCGCGGGCGCAGCTCAACGAGCTGCTCACTGAGGCCGAGAATGGCCAGATCGCGAAGCGGACGCTGCGTCGTATCCATACGATCGCAGCGATGTCGGCGTCAGTGCTGGCGCTCGCGGCATGAGCGACAAGCCGCATCCTGCCGCGATCGACGTCGCCGGCGCCTGGTATCTGAGCGACGCGAAGGCCAGCCTCGTACCGATCGCCATGGTGAAGTCCGAGGATCTCCTCATGGATGAGCTGGTGCGTTCGATCGTGGCCAAGGCCAACGCGCTTTCGGCCGAGCTGACAGCGTTCAAGCTTTACGCCTTCGAAAGCGTGGGCGAGCTTCAGGCGCTCCTGGCCCAGCAGTACGACGCCAAGATCGGCGGGAAGAAGGGCAACGTCACCCTGACCTCGTACGATGGCTGCAAGAAGATCCAGGTTGCGGTATCGGATCTGGTCGAGCTTGGGCCTGAACTTCAGATCGCCAAGTCGCTTATCGACGAGTGCCTCCGGGAATGGTCGGCCGACAGCCGCGACGAGATCCGCGCGCTGGTCGACCGCGTCTTCGCCGTCGATAAGGAAGGCCAGATCAGCCATGCCGGCCTGTTCATGCTGCTGCGCGTCGGCATTACCGACGAGCGCTGGCTGCGTGGCATGGCGGCAATCCGCGACAGCATCCGGATCATCGGCTCGAAGACTTACGTACGCTTTTACGGTCGGCCTACGCCGGACGCCGCGTGGACGCCTGTCTCGATGGACCTCGCTTCGGCATGACGCGCTGGGTTATCCTGCGCACGAGCGGTGGGCAGACTCTACCGCTAATGCGATCACTGCTTGAGGCGAAGTTCGACGTCTGGTCGCCGGCACGGCCTATCCGCCGGACCCTCAAGGCGAAGACCCCGACAGGCACCAGGCTGATCGATACCGAGGTGCCGATCTTGCCGACGTTCGTGTTCGCCAACGAAGCTGACCTCCCCAAGCTGGGCGACATCGTGGACGACCTGGCCAGCGGCCGCGGGTCATTGCACCCCGCATTCTCGATCTTCCGCTATGGCGGCCGCATCCCGATCGTTGGCGATGCGGAGGTGAGGGGCCTCCGTGAGGAAGAGGAACGAACGATCGCCGTCCTTCAGGCCATGCGTGACGCGGAGAGCCATGCTGAGGCGGAGAAGATCCGCATCGCGGCCATGCAGTCTGAGACGGCTCGACGTCGGGCTACCAAGGAGCTGGAGCAGGCTCAGCGGGCAGCCCTTCGGTCGACTCGCAAGACGTTCGAACCAGGCACCGAGGTCGAGGTGGCCGAGATGCCATCGATGGTGGGCGTGGCCGGCGTGGTCGAGGCCAGCGATGGCGTCCACGCATGGGTACGCTTCGGCTCGTGTTCATGGAAAATTGAGGGTTGGCGGGTATCGCCATCGGACTCAACTACATCGGCCGCATTGGGCCTCGCCGCTTAAGCGGCTCTCGGGACAGACGATCTGGGGCTCCGGCCCTTGCGCGCCCGCCATCACTTCCCCGCGATGCGTCGCGGAGGAAGTCGTAAGCATGTCGAACTTCCGGAGGTGGCTATGGCCGCACCACAGCCCCGTTCCGTGGCCGAGCAGCTGCGCGACGCCGGTGACCAGCTCTACCGCTTGGCGGATCTGACAGAGACGCCGCAGCGCGCTCACTCAGCCAACGACCGCCTTCGGGACAAGATCGAGAGCGTCGCCGGCGACGTCCGGTCGATCGTCCGCGGCCGCGGCTTCCGCTGACCCCGCGGTGGGCGTGATCCGCATCAACGGCGTCATGACCTCCAACTTCCGCCGGCTTCAGCCGCTGCTGATAGGTGTCATCGAGCGGCAGGCCCTGAGCGTGACGGCGCAGGCGCAGGCATCGCTGCCTCCTCGGGAACCGGGCGGCGGGGCGTACGAATGTTGCGCAATGGCGCACGATCCGATCGAATTCCTACCTCGACCTCGCTATTTCGCCCTTTAGCGCACGAATGTTGCGAGACGGCGCACGGATCGGTCGCCCCCCCACCCTTTGGGTCCTCCCGGACCAGAACAGTATGCGGGGGGCAATGGCGCATGAGTTTCCTAGGTACAGGCAAAATCGTCACTTCATCATCATTAGAGTGAAAACCCATGGATTTGGCGGGTTACAGGCCGACGCTGAGTGAAGTCGCGGCGCTATTCGGCAAGTCGAGCCGGTGGATTTCGGATCTGCGCGCAAAGGGTGAGATGCCGCCTGACGGTGCAACTCTCGGCGAATTTTTGGCCGCATGGGGCAGCCTCTCCGCCGCGGGCGGTGGCGGCATCAAGGGTAAACCGATCGACCTGGCGAAAGCGCGCAGCGCGAATGCGAAAGCAGACCAGGACGAGATCAAGACGGCAGCGCTGAAGGGCGCGTTCCTGCCCCGCGAAGGCGTCGTCGACGCCGTCCAGGGCGCATTCGCCCGGGTGAGGGCGAAGCTCCTCGCACTACCGAGCAAGTGCGCGCCGGCGATCTCAGCGATGAAGTCGCCGGTCGCCATTCAGGAGAAGCTGACGGAGCTTGTGCATGAAGCGCTTGCCGAGCTCGCGAGCACTGTCATCGGGAGCGAGCACATCAGCGCTGACGGTGTCGCACATGGTGGCGAGCCAGGAGATCGCGGAGACGGCGAGGACCTGGTGGCCGGTGTTCGCACCACCACCGCGCCTGACGGTGAGCCAGTGGGCGGACGATCCGAAGATCGGCCGCCAGCTAAGCCCCGAGGCAAGCGCGGAGCCCGGGCAATGGGACACGAGCCGGGCTGAATTTCAGCGCGGTATCATGGACGCGGTCAGCGACCCGCTGATCGAGGAAGTCGTGGTGATGAAGTCCGCCCAGGTCGGGTGGACGGAGATCATCAACAACATCGCCGCTTACTTCATCGTGCACGACCCATGCCCGATCATGGTGATGCAGCCGACCCTCGAGATGGCGGAAGGCTGGTCGACCGATCGCCTGGCGCCGATGGTACGCGACACCCCGTCGCTGCGCGCTAAGATCTCGGACGCCAAGTCGCGCGACAGCGGCAACAAGCTGCTGCAGAAGCGCTTCGCGGGCGGCCAGCTCGTGATCGTCGGCGCGAACAGCCCGGCATCGCTCGCCTCGCGGCCGATGCGCGTCATTCTCGCGGACGAGGTCGATCGCTATCCCGCCAGCGCCGGCGTCGAGGGCGACCCGCTGACGCTGGCGTACAAGCGCACGAACAATTTCTGGAACCGGCGCAAGCTGGCAGGGTCCACACCGACGATTGCAGGCTCGAGCCGCATCGAGGCCAAGTTCGAGGAGTCCGACAAGCGCTTCTTCTTCGTGCCGTGCCCGCACTGCGACGAGCACCAGGTGCTAAAGTGGGATCAGGTTCGCTGGGACAAGACTGCGTCGGGAGCGCACCGCGCCGACACCGCATACTACGTCTGCGAGCATAACGGCTGCCGATGGGACGACGCCGATCGCTGGTCGGCCGTCCTGAAGGGCGAATGGCGGGCGACCGAACCGTTCAACGGCATTGCCGGCTTCCATATTTGGGAGGCTTATTCGTCCTGGGTGAAGCTGTCGTCGACGGTCGCGGCCTTCCTGCTCGCGAAGAAGACGCCCGAAACGTACAAGGTCTGGACGAACACTGCGCTCGGTCTGACATGGGTCGAGAAGGGCGAGGCACCCGACTGGCAGCGCCTCTACGAACGGCGATCGCCGGATCTACGATTGGGCGAAGCTCCTGAATGGGTTGCCCGCATCACCGTTGGCACCGACGTCCAGCGCAACCGCATCGAAGCCAGCATATGGGGCTGGGGCGAGGGGATGCGCAGCGTCCTGATCGACCACCGCGTGTTCATGGGCGACCCGGCCGGCGAAGAGGTCTGGGACGAGCTGACGGCGTTCCTTCGCGAAGAATGGGAAACGCCCAGCGGTCGCCGGTTGCGCATGACGAAACTGGCGATCGACACCGGCGACGGTCACTCGACCACGCAGGTCTATAACTGGGCCCGCAAACACCCGCGCGAAGTCATGGCGATCAAAGGCGTCGGGAAGTTCGACGCTTCCCAGCCGGTTATCGGGCCCACCTGGGTCGACGTCACCGTTCGCGGCCGAAAGGTTCAGCGTGGCGTCCAGCTTTATACGATCGCCGTCTCGGTCTTTAAGTCGGAGACATACGGCTGGCTGCGCCTTGACCAGCCGTTCGACGGTCAACCGTTCCCCAACGGCTACATTTTCCTGCCGATGGGCGTCGACGAGGAATGGTTGCAGCAGCTCGTCGCCGAGCAGCTCGTCACCGTGAAGAACAAGAGGACGGGCTTCTCCCGCCAGGTTTGGGAAAAGACCCGACCGCGCAA